GCCGTTTTGGACAGTGGCACTCACGACCGTCGCGTCCTGCGTCACCGGCACATTCTGGGCGTTGAACAACTCCCAGATAATCCCGTCCAATGCGCTGTCCTGTGTCCCCCGGTCAATCGCTAATCGGATGTAGCGATAACGCGGTCGGGACACCTCAAACACCACCATTTTGTTGTCGGCGGTGTCCGCGATTGCGACGGTCGCGGTCGCGTCTACAATGGTTGCCTGGTCATCACTCGCTTGGAGTTTTAACCCCAGTGTCGCCCCGGCAGTAATCGCTCCCAGCAGAACGACGGCGCGGACACCGGTAAAGAAACGGGTGTCCACCCACGCGCTCTGCACGTCGGTCTGCCCCGCCGCGAGAGTGTTATTCCCTCCGACGGTCCCGCGAATCGTCGAAACGCTATGCGTCAAGTTGCTATTCATCATGGCTTTGCTCCTTACGCCGCGACTTTCTGGACGAGCAGTTTCCACTCTTCCAGTGTCATCCCGCCGAAGCGGATACGACCAACCAAACCGATACCATTCTGCTCTGCGTACAGCTCCCGGAGAACCTGAACGACCAACCCGATACGGTTGACGACACAGTAGCCCATCGGGTCGCCGAACACGACCGGGTAAGCGTTGGCGGCGACATCCGGGGCGAACGCGGAATAGAGGTAGGGGTACCCGAGCAGTTGTGAGGGACGAGCGGTCGCAAGACCTTGGTTTCCCATGTTGTCGGAGAACAGGTACCGGTCGTCCCCGTCCTTCAGCGTGGCAACCGCCTTCCCCGTATTTGTTTTGTTCAGCACGAACTTTGCGTTACTCTCGTACTGTTCGGGGAGGGTGTAGGCAAGACTCACCAGACCGTCCGGCGTGAGGGTGTTAGCGTTCCCAGAGTTGACGACCGCCGGTTGACCGGCAGTACCCGGTGCGACCAGCATCCCGGTCGGTTGACCAATGCCGGTACCGTTCAGGATCATGTCGTCTTTCACCAGATCGACCGTCTCCTGGAACTTGTTCTGTATCCACGCCTCCAGCGGAAACGCGGAATCTTCCACCATATCGTTCGTCATCACCGCCGAAAGCATCGCGGTGTAAACATCGATCCTCTTGGAACCAAACAGGTTGGTGGTGTTGACGCGGTGTTCGGGGGCGGCACCTTGGGCCGGGGTCACGGGGTGTTCGCCCGTCCACTTCACCCGGAACGGAGTGGTGTACCGGTTGTCCGCCGAGTAGTTTAGCTTCGGCATCTCCAATGCGGAGCGGCTGGTACTGAGCGTCATTACGTTCCCCGCGAGACGGGTCGGTGCGGGGTCGCGAGAGAGCAGACGGGCAACCCACTCCGGCGGGGCAAGATACCCCCCTTGCGGGTCCGCGCCGATTTCGAGGTCTTTGCGGTCGCCGGAAGACAATCCCGACGAACCGAGCCGCAGGTAGCGAGAGAACGCCTTCTTGTAGGTCGTCGTCTTGATACCCGCCCAAACATCTTCCCCGAAGATACCGGCACCGTTCTGCTCCAACGCCTTCAGGACGCCCTTTGCGGTGAACTCTAAATCGGTGTAACCCGCACTGGTGAAACCCAACAACTCAACATCTTTGGTCGTCGGTTTGATTTCGATTTCCGGGTCAGTTTCCTTTGCCCAGTTGTCGAGTGCGTCGGTTTCCTTCATCGCCTTTATTTGGGCTTGAATCACCGACCGTTGACCGTTCAACTCGCCGACTTTCTTGGTATCCTCCATCGTGAGTTCGGGGTTTTCGAGCAACTTCTGTGCTTCTTTCCCCTTGTCATCGAACTCTTTGAGCAGTTGCTCCAGCGTCTTTTTCATTAGTTAGCTCCCACCAGCGAGGTGATTTCATGGTCTGCACGATATAGCTCTCGCTGTAAAGCCAATCGTGCGGTATCGAGGGCGGACACGTCCGCTTTCTTGGTCGTCATCTCGGTCGCGGGTTTCTCGTCCGAGATGCGACCAATCATTGCTTTCGCGGCGTTTGCCGCGTCTGCTTGGGACTGCGGAGAAAGTCCGCTAAAAATGGCTTCGACCACATTGGCGGTCGTCTCCCCGTACTCGGCAAGGAGGGCGCGAAGGTCGGTCATGCGCTCTACAATCGGGCGGGGGTCGTTTCGCAAGATGTCGTACAACCGCGAGTACAGCCGGTCATGCAGACGCGACACCGTCGCCATAGTCAAGTCGGCGGTGATCTGCGCTCCGGTCTGGTCGTCGGGGTACATCAGCGACTTGAGGGTCGGCAGGTTGAGCGACTTGAGGGGGACGGCGACGCACCGGGGTTCGGCAGGTCGAGGGGTGAGAGAAGCATCCAAACCTAACGCCCAATACGTAATCTCGAACGCACCACTGTCTTTGATAGGCTGCTTCTCGACCAGGTGAAGCGCGGTACCGGAAGACCAGCCGAGTTTCCCCTTCGCCGCCATCGCCGCAATCGCCCGTTCGTAATCGTCGCGCTGTTTGAGTTGCGCTTCAATCCACACCCCAACATCGTCACGCCGAAGCGTCGCCCCTTTCGTTTCCAAACGACGCTTGCCGACGACGGGGTCAAGCGCGTGGGCGTAGTAGACAGCAGAACTACCGCCGGTACCATCCGTCTCCCACTCGACACCGAAGTCGGTATCTTTCGTGAAATAGTCGCCGGTCAAATCGGTCTGGGTAGGCGACCCGAACATCACCAGATACCCGCCGACTTTTCCGCCGCCGAGGTCTTTGACCTCACCACCAAAAGCAACTAATCCATCCATCAGTTCTCATCCCCTTGCGCGGTCAGTTCCGCGACTCTCGCCGGTCGAATCGTTGGCCCCCACATGGGGTCTTCTTCCTCCACACCAAACGCCGACAGCGGAAGCCCGTCTTTCCACATCCGATAACCCGACACCCCTAAAATTGCTTTCTGGTCGTCGGCGGCCAGACGGGCGAAGAGTGTATCGGCTTCGGGAAAAGCGGGTCGGTTGTCGGGAAGGGAAGCGTCGCCGGTGATTTCGGCGAGCGTTTTGAGAATCGCCACCATCCCACACCGACATTGACAGTGGGTGTGCATCGTTTCACCGAGTTTGTACACCCGACCATGGGTCGCCCAGCACGCCGCACAAACCCGCTTGTCCCCCGCGCACACGCGCCGGAACCCCGTGACCACACGACTATTGTTTTTCCAACTCTCGCCGGTCGCCGCTCGACCCGCACGGAGTGATTCGGTACGGGTAATATTAAGCGCACGGAGCCGCGAGATTTTGAGCGCAGTTTCCATCTCCCGCGCCATTTCATCAGCACCCGCCCCGCGCCCAATCCCCTTGGCGATAATCGTGCGAATCTTCGCCGCCGCACCCTCACCAATCGCTCCAAAGTAGGTGCTGATCGGGGTACCGTCGCCCATGAAACCGGCGAGCGCGTCGAGCTGGGCGAGGGGGAGTTTGTTGTAGACGACACCCGCCGCCGACGCACCCTTGCCCAAACTCGACATCACCGCTTGTTCCGCCCACTGCTCACCGAGAGCCGCCTGGTCGCGCTGGGCGTCAGTGACAACCTCTGCGGCACCGTCGGCGACATCCCGGTATGCCTTCCCCGCCTGGGCGAGAAGTTCGACAAATCGTTCCTCGCTGCGGAACCACGCCTCGTCGAGCGGTTGCCCCGACTCCTCCCTTGCTTTCATCTTCGCCCGTAGTTTTTCGAGCCGTTTGGAAAGGTCGCTGATAACGTCCGAGAGAATCCCTTCCATCGCCTTAACCGCCTCCTCCTCGCGCTGGTCACGTGCGGAGCGGTACGAAGCGAGGGCGGAATACACATCACCCGCCTTTTTGATAGGCAGGAGGGGTAAGGTCTTAGCGGTCGGGACGGACATCGAACCGTTCGCCCCCGCCATCCAAACGTAGAAACCCTCGTCTTCGGGGAGGGGTACGACACCTGCCATGCGCTTCGCCTGGGCGCGGTCGAACACGCCCTTCTCAAAGAGCGTCGCAGCGTCCTTACGGTTGGCGATCACGTCGTCGGCGAGGGCGCGAACATTGCTATTATCGAACTCGACAAAGTCGCCCGGTTGGGTTTCGGGGTAGTCAGGCAAGAGCATGGTGGTGAAGACCAGAGCGATTTTGAATTGCTCTGGCATGATGCCGTCTTCCCACGCCTGTTGTCGTGCCTCACTGAAATTGTTGTAGGTAGCGTGCTTCAGACCAGCACCGAACCCGGCGACGATAGGAGGGATAGAGAACAGACCCGCAACACGAAGTTCGGGCGTCTCCCGTATCGTCCCCAAGTCCATATCTTTTGGGGAGAAGCCGACACGCTCGGAGGTGAAGTCACCGGTCAGGACGCCAATCCCGCCCATGTTGTCGCCCCCGATTTCTTTAGCGAGTCGTTGCTTCATCACCGACGCTTCGTCTTCGGTCAACGATTCAACATCGTCCCCTTTTGGCGCAATGAGTGTGGTGGCAAGACCCGCATTACGAGTGAGTGCCGCCGCCATCGACGACGTTTTGTTGTCGGTGACAATCTCCCGCAAGCCCGACACCAGTGGCGACCGTCCCCACCGAATATCGTTCGGGTCACGCCCTACGCGGATATGGATGACGTCTTTCAGTTCTATCCGGCGTTTCTGGTTCCCCGACCGGTACCAGTAGTGCGTAAGGAGTTGACCGGGGGTATCCGAGTCGGGAGACACCATGTCCGCTGGGATGAATTGCAACGCAGTCGGGACACCCAAACCGCCGAAGTTGCGACGCTTATACAGGATTGCGTTTCCGAGTATCCACCGGTCAGTTAACACCCACTCCCACCAACTCGCCGCGTCGATACCGGGGTACGGATTGTCGAGGAGTTTTTGGGCGGGGTGGTCATCGACATAGGTCTTCTGCCCGTC